GCCAGCCCAACTACCATTGTTCTGTGCGCCTAGATACTTCTCGTCATGTTGGTAAAACGTACCTGCGAATAACCCAGTTAAGTTTATACCATCAGCTCTCTTTTGAAATGCTATGTCTCTATCTTGTACGTGACCCATGATACAGGACATCATACGTTTAGACAGTAACGACTTAGCACTTGCTACAGGTCTACCCATTACACCAGATGTAAAGTAATGTGCAAACGCTACGCCTTCAATGATTACTGGCTCAAGAAATCCATGTACTTCCCAGTCATCGAGGTTTAAATCTTTGTAGCTAATTACATCTTCAAGGATAGCATCTGCGTCTACTGCTCTCTCTATCCTGTACTCATGGTTGCCAATGGTAAATACCATACGAGGTTTCCATGCTTTCTTTTTGTTACGTTTCTGCCTTTGGATCTCTTTCTTTATTGGAGCAAGAAGCAAGTCCATTGCTTTGTTACCAGCTTGTACGTCCTTAGTGTATCGTCTGCCTTCAAAGTCTTTACGACCTTTGTCGTAGCTCGATAGGCTAGGCATGTCCCAGAAGTCACCAATGTTTACGATAACATCAGGCTTCTTGTCAGCTAAGTACTCACCTGCCCATTCAAGATGTTCAGTAGGTACGCCATCTTTTACTTGGCAATCAGGTATTACTGCTATTTTCATGTTGTTTCTCCTTAATGTATTTCATTAGTTCGTCACAATTTTTAACAGTAAAGTGTGCCATGTTTTCTTTCTCACACCACTGTCCCATAGTCATCTTACTACCCTTACGTACTTTCTTATTTGGATCAGACAGTACGAAGATTAACTCACCATCAATACAATCTCTTACTGACTTATACTTCATGGTGTCACCTGCTCTAAAGAATCCTTTACACTCAATGTAAAAGTTTTGGAATACGAAGTCAGGTATGTACTTACGTTTCATAATGTAAGGTACTGGTGCTGGTTCGTATTCAAATTCTTTAGGTAGCTTTTCAGCTAATGCTTTTTCTAAGCCACTACGAAATTGGCTATCCTTCTTTTTGTTACGAGGCTTCATTTAAAATCCATTGGCATTTGTTTGTCACGCTGTAGTATCCAAAGAAGCTGTGAGTTTTGTACTGCTCTATGAAATCCATTGTCAAATTCTTTGTCGTATAGATCTAAGATTAACTTATCCCATTCTTCACGAGGAGTTTCATCTAGTAGCTTACTAGCTTTCTTTTCACCAAGCCCATATATGCCTGTTATATTATCTACCTTATCGCCAGTAATCATTTGTTTATAAAAGAAACGAGTACCTTCTTCAGCAGTTACCTGCTTCCACTCTTTCTTTATATAATTATAATGCTTACCTTCCACCATCAATAAGTCTTTATCGATTGTAGCAATAGCAGTGTTAGGTGTTTGAGCTAAACCTAAAGCATCGTCAGCTTCTATGTCTTCGATAAGCTGTGCTTTAAATTTACGAGTTAGATAATCTCTTATGAGATTGTAGTGTACTGGTTTAGACTTGCCAGCTCTGTTTGCTTTGTAATCATCAACGACTTTGTTTCTAAAGTTTCTTTTGCCAGAGATGTACATTCTGTAAGACTCTGCTTCAGTGTCTTTGAGTATTGCATTAACAAACTGTTTGCAGCTATGTAGGGTAAAAGACTCTGAGTCAGCAGTAACTAACCCAGAGTCCTTATCCTTACTCTGACAAGCAAACCCTATTCTATATACAATAGGGTCTCCATCTATCAGAAGTTCCATGACTAGAAAGGAATGTCGTCAGAGAAATCTTCTGATGTAGTTGCTGCTGTGATAGGTGTTACCTTAGCTATGTCACCAGTAATGCGCTTATCAAACACATACTTAGCTAGGCCAAACAATGCTTTGGTAGCTACATTGTTTTCATCATCAGCGTCACCTACTGCCATAGCAGTGATAGTTGCTTCTCCTACTACATCTTGATACTTAGATGGGATTGGGGCAATACTATCAATGTTGTCATACACTCTGCCTTCTTTGCCAGCTTGGTGTTTGACGATAACATTACATGGTAAACCCAGTACGCTATCCCAGTCAGCCACTTGGCCTTCTTGTGCAGTAGGTTTAAATACCTTGTAATACTTGTACTCATTACCTAACTCATTCATTTGATAAAAGATATTGAAAGGCTTAGTCCACATTAGTCGTGGTTGTTCCTTACCATCAATGGTTACTTTCTCTCCAATGATTTCAATACCTAATGAAAGTTGTTGAGCTGGTGGTTTCTCGTCACCCATGTAGCTGCGTTCTTGTAAACCAAGATCACCTACATAAACTAAACGACCCTCATGCTCACCTTCAGTTAAGTTAGAGTACTCAACATTAGAGTTGGTAGTTGCTACTGGTGATTTACGATTTAAAGCCATTTGTATTTCTCCTTAAGTTACCTATTTATTATAACACATTTTAGTGAATTTGTGAATAGTCTTTACCAAACTGTATATCACAATCTAAATCACGATTTAATTTTAGCACACTGTTGACCTGTTGTACAGCTTTCTTTACTAACTTTTCTGTAGCATCTTTCTCTCCTTCTTTTATTCGTAGTATTAACTCGTCATGGAACTGACCAGTAAGTTGAGGTCGTTTGCTAACGATGTAACCTAACCACATGTCAAAGCAGAACGTAGCAGTACCTTGATTGAGTGTACTAAACTTATCCTTCTCTGCCTTGAGATGGTAGTACAGCTTGGATACTGGATTCCATAGCCACATAGATCCCTTAATGTTCTTAACTTTTAAGTCGTCAGATAGCTTTTTCAGTGACCAGTTACGTTTCCAATACGCCTTGTGTATCTTCGATGCCTCTGCTTCAGAGCAACCCAGTTGCCTTGAGAGCGTCTTAGCACCAGCACCATAGGTACAGGCATAGTTACCACCCTTGTAAGCGTGTCTGATGGCTGTCATTTCGTCTGTCTTATTACCTGCTTTGTACTCGTCTACTTGCTCAGTTGTTAAAGCACCAGCAGATAAAGCCAAGTCAAGGTGTGGATCAAAGTCATCTGACATCATATCTTTTACAAACTCTGGATCGTAATCCCATATGAAGTGTTGCTTAGTTCTATCTTCCAAGCTACACATATCACTACCTAATAATAGGTTTGGTTCTTTAGCAATAAGTAACTCTCTGATCTCCTTGCCTAGTGGTTTACGAAGTGATGGTACATTAACAATGACAGTGTGCTTGAGGCGTAGCGTATTAGTTAGGCCACGCATCTCTGCTCTAGGCTTACCTTGTTTCTCGTATGCTTTGATTAGATTTTCTACTACAATCAATCTGTGTTTAATGATTGCTAGGTTTTCTAACTCAAGTACTTCAGGGCATACACTTGATAACTTCTTTACTGAAGGGCATATCAAACCATCCATGCCTCTGATCTGTGGTACTTCTCTACCATCAGAATAGTTACGATTGTTGTAGTCGTATCGTGCTGGCTCCCAGCCTATAGAAAACAGCCAGTCTTTAGTTTGTTTTACAGAACTAGGGTTAGGTTCTTCTACCTTGACTTCTTCTTTTATAGTACCTTCATAGTCAAAAGGTATGCCCTTGCTTTTAGTTAGGCTGTCCCATTTAATACCTGCGCTAGATAGATCACCATTCTTTTTGTAACATTTAGATGGCTTAGTGCGTTCAGCATACTTGATTACTTTAGGCATTACTTCAGCTAGTTTAGCATTAGCTAAACCAATCTTATTCTTTAAGTCTGCCTGTAGTGCGTATGCTTTCTCGCCATCAAAGTCCCAACCACTTTTCTCAGCAAGTTGAGAGCAGTGCATCTTGAAGCTTAGGTATTTTATTAAAGGCTCTGGCTCATTATCGTATAACTGATTTAAGTAAACTTCCTGTGCTTGCCATAGCTTGAGGTTAATCTTTACATCTTCCTCACAACGATGAATGTATTGCTCTACAGTTAGATTTTCCCAGTCATCTATCTCTGGCTTGGCAATACCTAAACGCTCACCCCACTGTGCAAGGCCATGCTTTTGTAAGTCAGGGTATATATACCAAGACAGTGCTAAGGTATCTACAATCTGTGCATTGATTTTTACTTCCAATAACTTCTCAAGCACTGGCTTATCATAGCGTACAAAGTTATGACCTATGATACGATCATCTTTTGTTACTAGTTTAAAGAAGGCTCGCATGGTTTGGTAGCTACTAGCTGTCCAATCATGCACACCATTCCAACCTTCGATGTTATGAACAGACATACAGTGTATCTTTGTAGCATCGATACCATCAGTCTCTATATCTATAACATAGTCTACCATCTGCTACCTTCCTCCAAGTATTGTATTGTGTCTTCGTTATAGAATACATCAGCACTATAAGATTGTCCATACTCACGATCGAATAGCATATAGAATCTGCTCTTGTTCTTTTCTTCTTCAGGACATTCATCAGTACGATCACGACTAATAGCATGTCCATAATGAAACCATTTCTCCATAGCACGAGAGCCTGTAAGCTCACTAGAGAATACTTTAGCACCAGCCTCATGTGGCTTACTAGACTTAGGCTTAGGGTTTACATGGGAGAAGCAGAAGATTGTAATGGGGTAGCTATTTACTAAGTCAGCCATGTCAGTACATATCTCATTGAGCTTGTCATTGGCTTCCGCGCTAGAATAGCGAGAAATCAGTGCAGTTATTGGATCAATCATAAAGATATTAATACCATCTAGTAAGTGCATCTCCTCGATAGCAATACGAATGTCAGACCAATCACGACTAGCACCACGATCATAGAATCGTACCCTGCCTTGCATAGATACTAGTGCATCATGCAGTATCTCATCATTATACTCTTTGTCTGGACGAGTAAAGTCAAGCTGTGCTTCTTTACTTGCCAGCTTCTTAGCAGTACGCACTGGACTATTCTCAAGGTCAAACATACCTACCCTAACGCCTTGATTAAAGGTAAGGTGATGCACTAACTGGTGTTGCCAATCAGTCTTACCAATCTTAGGTGCAGCAGCAACCACGTGGATAGTGTGTGGTCGTATACCAAACGTAGCTTTATTAACTGAAGGCCAGCAAAATGGTATGCCCATCTTAGGTTTTTCCATACACTTGAGTAGGATATCATCGATGTCTACTACTTGACCCTGTCTTTCATGCTGTGAGTTCCATACACATGCTTGGTATAGTTCCTTGCTCTTGCCTTTGACAAGCATGTCACTAGCATCTTTCTCGTCAAAGTCAGCAACCTTAAACATAGGAAATACTTTTAGTACTTCTCTTGCTGCTGCTTTACCAGCATCGTCTTGGTCAAATGCTAAGATTACTTCTTCGTATTTATCTAGGAACTTTCTGTTTGCCATCAGATCTTTGACAGCACCACTAGCTCCACGAGTAAGCGATACTACTGCTGGCTCGAAGGCTGAGTACTTAGCTGGCCTGTTGTCAACAATCGTTTGGTACAGAGCCATAGCGTCAAGCCTACCCTCTGTGATAAACAGCTTCTTACCAATAGATGTGTTGTGTTGATTCCATAAATCAAACTCACCCTTACGATTACCTATAGATGTGAAACGCTTAGGGCTAACCTGCTTGATTTCGTAACCAATAAGCTTGCCATCTTTGTGGTCTGGATAGTAATGCTCTTGGATAGTACGACCATCTTTCTCACATAGTGCTACCTTAACGTTGAATTTCTCTACAGTTTCTTTGCTTAACTTGCGATCAGCAATAGCTGTTGTAGGTAAACTATTAACGTACTCTTTATCCCAGTTTATCATAGGCTTTGCCTTGTCGATTGACACTACTGTTGGTTTCTTTTCCATTTCCATAGGGAAATAAGTTTGACATGCAAAGCAGTAGGCATCGTGCTTGCCATTGTCATGCTCGAAAACTTGACAGGCATCACTACTCTTACATGAATCACATGATTTTTTATAGCTTGGTCTGCCTCTGCTTGCTGTATCTGTCATAGCTCTAGCTCCCTCATAGCTTCATGTCCTGCATGGTCTAGCAACATAATGTATAGGTACTCACCAAAGCCACTGAAGTCACCACCATCACACTCGCTAAGTAACTTTAGCAATTCATCATGCCTAATCTTATAGCCCTCGTTAGGCGCCATAGCGTCCATCAATAACATTTGTATGTCATCACATACTAGCTCATCTACTTTATCCAATAACATATCTTCCTCACTATCTGTTAAGAATTTAGATTGGTACTCGTCTTGCCAGTAATCGCTTGGTTCTTTGCTCATGTTACTCTCCTGTGTTAAGAATAAAATCAGTTGCTTTACTAGCCTTGCTGAAAGCCTTGACCATAATGTTATCATCTTCTTTGAGATAAGTCATCCAAGCATTTAGGTACTTGGCATGATCTTCTCTAGGTTTCTTTTCAATACCAGATGCAACACATAGGTGAGCAGATCCAATCTCTGCTACTAGTTCTTCAAAGGCGTAGTCTTTCTTGGTACGTTCCTTCATTACAATTCTATTTAGCCTAGACTTGTGGCCTGTCCAATGAGTAAGCTCATGAAACATAGTAGAATAGTAATCAGTAGAGCTATAGAAAGCCTTTCTATCTGGCATACTAATTATATCTTTAGATGGTATATAGCAAGGCACACGTTCTTGATTGAACACAATGCCAGCGTTAGTAGCTTTTATAATAGACTCACATTTTTCATCAGGCTCTATGTCTTGCATAGTAGCCTTAGCCTTAGTTGAAGCAAGCTTACTCTCGTCTACATTACCAACGTCAGCGATATTGAATACGTAATATACTCTATAAAAGCCTACACTCCTTGTCTTTTCTTCGCCCTTAGCATTTTTCTCTTTCTTGATTGACGAGTTGAAGTAGATTACTGGTAGTCCCTTACCTTTAGTGTTTGACATATCACCACCAATGCTTGTCCACTGTTTGTATGTGGCATACATAGGTCGCTCGTAGTCAGCCAAACATGATAGGTAAAACTTATTCATACCACTGTAGGTGTTACCTTTGATTGCATTGTGTGGATTACCAAACCTTGCAATCTTCTCGCAGTAAGGTTGAATCCAATTTGAATCATGTTCCTCCATTAAGTTTAGGATTTCTTTATTCACTTTACTTTTAAAGTCTGCAAATTTCATTGCTCTAACCTCACTCTAAGTTCGTGTAAGAATTTATCCATGCCATACTTTTCAATGTATTCTTTAGCTTCCTCTAAGCACCAATGTAGATGGTACTCATCTTTAGCTTGTTCATCGAGCGCATCAAACTCAACCTCATCACCATAGTCATTCATAATAATCCTTTGCTTTTAAAAGTTCATTATCTGATACATACCTTACAGTATGCACTACGTTACCACGCATAATAGTTATACACCAATGGTCTACTAATGGTGACAACAATTCACGTATGTTATTCATTACCTCTGTTGTGTTATGAAACTTATCTTCAATAGTTAAGGTATGTGTGTCTGACATTTTTACCTTAGCCCAGTATCTTGGAGTCCACTTACTTACCATCGTTATCAGCAAACCCTAATTGATCAATACGCATCTCTGCATATTCAATAAGTTTTCTTAAATCTTTTATTTCACTCTGGAAGTAATCATTACCTTCATAAAGTTTATAGCCAGCACGACTAGCATACTTGATTATATTACCACGCCAAAACTCAAGGTTATTTGCCATGATATATACAGCAGGTTCTATATTCCACTTACGATAATACTCTGGGTTTGTTACTTCATTCTCATCGTTCATTTAGTTTCCTCACTTTCTCAATGTCATTAGTAATTACATTTACCATAGCACTGCGAGTTAATTCGTCTAAGATAATTACTCGATCCATATAATCTATAGCGTCTTGAGTAGTCTTATCAAAGTCTAATGCCCAATTAGCAAGCATGTTAGCTATTCTTATATAGGCTTCTCTGTTATCACTCGTCATCTAAGTCCTCTATATGTAGTGTAGGTTCAATATCTATTATAGATATAAGGCACTGAGTACAAGTATCTAAGTATTCTCCACTCAATGGGTGAGTGTCGTTATATTTTCTACTTGTTTCTTGGTCAGTTAAAAGAGTATTACAAATAGTACATCTCATCTTGATAATCCTGAGTCCCTTCATACTGGTGCAGAAGATGGTTGTTTTCTTCTTCAGCAAGCTGTATGTAGTCATGGATAATCTGAGTAACAGATGGAGTAAGCGTTAGTTTATTTTCCATACTTGATAAGTAGACAGTCCAATCGTGAGACAATTTAGTTAGTTTATTTATTGGTGTCATATATATCTCCTTAGAGGTGTGTTCCCTATAGTATTACCTAATGGAATATACATGTGGGTATATGTGTATCACATGTATATATAATTGTAAAGTTATTTTATTATATTTTTATATACAAGAAGAAAAAATAATCAACGCCTTCGCAGAAGGCACAGGCGTTGCATTATTTTTTTGTAACTTGACTTTATTTTTTTAGTTGAATCTAATTTTAAGCCAGACTTGATGTCCATAGTATCCGCCCTGCGCGGTGGTTGTATATCCCATGTGGGCTATGTTTCCCATATGGTATGTACATCAGCGCGAGCGAGCAGCGTGGGTTGGCGTTCTGGCTCTCTATGTACTACAGCCACGAGCGAAGCGAGTTGATTTTTTTTATGGTGAGCGCAGCGAACACATTATGTTGTTGCGAGCGAAGCGAGCCAATTATGGTGAGCGATAGCGAACTCCTTTGATCGAGCGAAGCGAGAAAATTTTTTTTTGT